GGAGGGGGTCTTCGTTTATGCGGTGGTCAGCTGCCGGTAAGGCCAAATCTTCGAGATCGGCAAGTAAGTTCAGTCGGGTAGGTGGTCACCGGTCAGTCCTTCTTCTGGTCGGTGGACTGGTTCGGCGTGGTGCGGATGTCGCGCGTGGACTCGGTGAGTACCTCGCTGAGTTTGTCCTCACCCTGGCGCTTCGCCTTGGTGTCGGTCTTGCTGACCGGGATGTCGCCCTGTTTCTTGATCGGCATGGTTACTTCCCTTCCTTGTCCGTTTCCTTCGGGCCGCGCAGCTCGGACCCGTAGTGCTTCAGCGAATCACTGGTGATCTCGCCCTTGCCGTCCATCCGGTCCTCACGTGAGCCGAGTGACTCGCCTTTCTGGCGACCTCTGCCCTCGCCGTGTGTGGCCTTGTGACCGAGGTTGTCTTTGGCCATGGTGCTTGCCTTCCTTTCATGGGGCTGATGGATGGCGCGTCAGAGCTCGAACTCCGGGTCCCGGATCATCGCGATGGCGAACTGAAGACCGAGACGGAAATCAGCCGACACACTCTCAACGTCGAACCGGTCGGCCAGGGCCTGGAATCGCCGATCGCTGGTCTCGCCGGAGATCCGCAGGGTCGCCCTGATCGAGTCATCCGGGGTGTTGTTGAACGTGCAGTGGCTCTGACTGCGGTCGACGAACTGATCGCGCAGGGCGTCGGCGACGTCTTCGCGGGTCTGTGCCTCTGCACGTGCCTGGATCTCCTCACCGACCGATGCGAGACTCTCGGCCAGTTCGGCGGCGGTAGCGCCCTTGGTGATCTGGATCGGCTCGCTCATCAGTGCCCTCCGTGGTCTGTGCTGCTCCTGCTGACTTCTAAAGAATGCCATAGGAAGGCAAGGGATGTCAACGGTTGTGATATAACCGTGACATCCCTTGCCGGCCAGTCGGAGCGTCAACTGATGGTGTCGCGCCGGGCCAGCTCGTCTTTCACGATCTGCGTGTTGCGCGCAGTGCGCTTCGGGCTGATGCCGCACAGCGCGGCGACACGCTCGAAGTCCGGCAGCATCTCCCGCAGATCTTCGGTGGCTATCGCACGGGCGGTGTTCTCGAGGGCGGCCCGAGACTCGAGCTCACCCATCACGTCGCGGTGGCTGCGCTGTGCAGCAGCGATGGTCTCCTCGCGGGTCAACCCACTGTAGGTCGTGCCGTTCGCGGCATCCGACTCCACGTACTTCGCGACATCGTTCAGGGTGTGCGTGGTCATCGCGGCGAGGCGGCTGGCCGGGTAGAGCTGATGGACTGCGGTCTGTTCGATCATCTCGGATCCCTTCGAAGCGGTGCTGCTGACCTCTGAAGGATGTCATAGGACGCCAATGGATGTCAATGGTCGTTACTCATTAGTGACCAACGGGCCCGACCAGCGCCAGTATGTGACGGCTCCCTCGGGGGCGAACGGATTGACGGGCCGGATCCAGGCGAGCTCGGTCAGAGCAGACCAGGCGCGTCGTACGGATCCGTCGCTGCGAGCCCTGCCCAGGCGGATGGCCGACTCGGCGCGGGTTACCTGACCGGGCGGCGATGATTGGGCATGCCAGATGAGCAATTGCGACAATTCGTGCAGAACGGACGACGCCGGTCCATCGTACCGCCGGACGTCATCGGGCAGCTCGACGGCGCACCAGGGCCCCTGATGGGGGTGTGCCAGTCTCTGAATGGCACGGTCTGTCTGACGCATCGCACTGCGTAGATCGGCCTTGATCTGCACTAGCTCTGATATGCACTTATCGATGTCTGACTTGGTTGTCATGGCATGACAGTAGCAGATGAGCTTGGCACCGTGCCGGGCAAAATCTGGCAAGGCTGGCAAGCTAGTTGATCATGACTGGCAAGCAATCTGGCAGGTAAATGGAGATCAAACTGGCAAGGCTGGCAGGTAGCGTGCAAGCCTGTGACCAGCAGTGGCAGGTACATGCAAGCAACTGGCAAGTAAAAAATCCCACCTCGGTCTTGTCTTGGGCAAGTGGGTGGGGGTGTCCGGAGGACCCCCCACTTGCCAGAAGCCCCGGCAGGTTGGCAGGTAGATAAACGAACTACCGATGACATCCATTGACATCCTCTGCTAATCTTCGGGTCCGTTGGACGGGCGAGGGGATCTGGACATGGCAGGCACGGTGGACCCGGAACGATCGGCACGTGGCCGGTCGGCACGAGCCCGGGGCAACCAAAGCGAGCGGATGTTCGCCGGTCTGCTCCGTGTGAGCGGCTGGCCGGATGCGGAGCGAGCCGTCAGGACGGCCTTCCGCACGGCTGAGAGGTCCTCTGCGGATCCGGGGGACATCCGCGGGTGCCCTGGGCTCATCTGGTCCCTGAAGTACCTCGTGGACGATCTGACACAGAATCGCGCCACAGTCCTGCTGGACGAGACCGCGGCTATGCGGCACGAGAGCGGCGATGGGGCGGTCGGCATCCTGGTTGAGCGGCGTAAGGGGCGGCTGCCTACGTCGTGGTGGGCCTGGCTCTGGCTGGGCGATCTCGCGGAGTTGGCTAGTGGGCCGTTCAACTCGTTCGATACGCTCACGATCACCGAGCGGATGCCGGTACGCCTGGTCGTTGATGACCTGATCGACCTGCTTCACGCGAACGGCTACGGCCTATCCTCGGCTGACCAGGACGAAAGGGTCGGCTGATGGCGATTCCCGCGGCATTCACGCGCACCACGGTCACGGATGAGCTGTTCGAGCTGGACGGCACGCTGGCCACGGGCACCGTGACGTTCTGGCCCAGCGCGGGCGTACTGGCGCTGAGTGTGCCGCCTGACGACTTCAGCGTGCTTGCCGGGGAGCTGAGTCTCACGGCGACGATCGTGGCGGGCACGTTCGAACTGAATGTCCCGGCCACCGACGTCGACGGCGTCACGCCGGCAGGCTGGTTCTGGCTTGTCGAGCTCACCACGGAGAAGTCCGGGCGACGGCGCTGGTCCAAGCTTGTGCCGACCTCGAACGATCCGCTTCGGCTTACGCAGCTGGCCGACTACGTCCCGCCGCGAGATCGGCCGTGCCCGAGCTCGCCGACGCCCTGGCATGCGGGCTACCGCTGCGTGTGTCCGATGCCGTCGCTGTACTGCGTGCTGCTCGCCGGCGGCTGGTAGCCATGGGCGCGCAGCCGGGTGGCTGGAATGCGAACAAGCGGGAGGCCGCGCGTACGGGGGCAGTACCCTGGCGGAACAACCCGCTGTACAAAGCGGCGCGTCTGTTCGTGCTGAACCGTGACCACTGGACCTGTCAGATGGGGCTCGACGGGTGTGTGCGTAAGGCCAACACGGTGCACCACAAAGGTGGTGTGTCGGATGCCAACCTGTGCGATACCAATGTGATGGTGGCCGCATGTAAGCCATGCAACACCAGAGAGGGTAGGCCTGGTATGCGTGACCCTGCTCCTGTGCGACGTACCCAATGGATGAGCATGGAGATATCGTGAACGTGGCGATCATCATGCTTGGTATCGCGGTGGTGTGTGTCGGTGGATCAGTGACCGAGCGTGCCTCGCGTGGGTGGGGCACAAGCCTAGCTGTCATCGGCATGGTGTGTGCCATCGTGGCAGTGCTCATCGGTCTTGGTGTCATCCATTGAAAACAAATGGATAAATGCACAAACAATTGAATGAAAGAATTGCGAGATCTGCGCGTATAAATGTGTGTCCACACAGGACTCAATCAATTCATTTTTTACGGATGATCTTGCTCATCTAGATCTCAGCAATTAGCTTTCTCTCTCCCCTATAACCGCAGGTCAGAGCTGATAAGCGTGATTACCAGATTGCTGAATGCAATTAAAGAATGGCATCCTTTGACACCCGTTGGCGCATTGTTGTACAGTCCATAATGCCGGTCGTCACGCGTCAGCGACCGGCACCCAAAGCTGAGGAGTAGTGGATCATGGGAACGATTCCCGAAGGCCAGGATGGTCCGGAGCAGCAGGCTGCCACGGAGGCGCACAAGGCCCGGCTCGCCGAACAGACGCAGGTGGCCAGCGACGTGCCGACGCCGATTTGCCCGCCGCACTGGGTGACCAACGGCACGTGGCGCGAGACCGGCGAGAAGGACGAGGACAAGAACCCGATTGCCATTCAGGTCAAGACGTGCCAGGCATGCGGCATCGACGTTCCGTACGACTACGATCCCGCCCTGGACCCGGCCAACCCCGCGTACGTGCCGCCCAGCTGATGGCGCTGTCACGGCCGGCCTGGCAGCTTCCTGGTTACATGCACCACAACCGAGATGAGGCAAGGATCATGACGACTGAGGTACCCGCGGCCGATGGCGTACAGGCGATCAGCGGTGTCTACGACACGCCGGTCTGCCCGCCGCACTGGACGACCATCCCGACGCAGCGCGCGACACCCGGCGACGTGGACGACGAGGGCAGGCAGATCGTCGTGGACGTCCGTGTGTGTACGCAGTGCACGCAGGAGGTACCGCTGGACTATCGGGCCGAGGATGACCCGGCCGATCCCGCCAACGCCGTCGAGCCGCACTCGCACGTCGACGACGTCCGATGAGCTTCCTGGGCCTGGTGCTATTCATCGTCGCGCCGGACTACAGTGCAGGCATCCGGCCATTCGACCGACTACGTCTCTGACGCCGGACCACAGATAGCCGTGCCGTTGTCACAGGCAGCACGGACAAGCCCCGGCGGGGCGGGAGCGGGAGTCCTTGACCACCTACCCGCCCCGCCGCCGGACCACAGGCAGCCCGTGCGCGCAGGTACGGGCGAGAGGGACGCGCTGGCCCGCGGAGGTACTGCGTGCTCCGATCGCGTCAGCGCGTCCCTCGTTCTTATGTCACAGTTCTACTACAACCGTTGACATCCTCTGGCATCCGGTGGCATAGTTCATCTCGTCACCAGCCGACGAGAGGACCAGACCATGAGCGAGCGCCGTCCCTACCGCCACTACACGCCCGAGCGCCTGTCCGCGGAGCTGGACGCCGCACGTCGCACGCTGATGTCGCTACAGAGCGAACAGCAGCAACGGACTGCCGAGAAGTCGGTGGCTGAATGGCCCCAGGGGTATGGCCACCGCCCGGCCGAAAAGGTGACCGCACCGAGCAGCACCGTCAGTGAGTGGCTGGACCACACGCCGGCGGCCAGCCTGCGCAGCGCGTGTGGATCCGGCAGCCCGCGGCCGATCGAGCCGATGATCACCACCAAGCAGCCGCGGCCGTGCCTGGACACGCCGACGACGCCGGCCCGGGTGCACGTCGAGCGTGAAGCTGTGAAGCCGCTCACTGATGGCTTCTACCGTCGTCTGTCCGCTGACGGCGCGCGGATTTTCAAGGTGGTCTGGAACCAGACCGGGGCCAACCTGTACGCCAAGGAACTGGTCACCGAGCTGATCCCGGCCACTGATGACGAGCCAATGCACTACGTGGCCACCTGGACGTACGCGCCGGGCGCGCTCCGCCAGCTCACCGCGGCCATGCGGCTCACCGAGGAGCAGGCCGCCGAGTTCGGCCAGCTCTACGGGGTCTGCTGTATCTGCTCGGCGCGATTGAGCAACGAAGAGTCGATTGAGCGTGGTATCGGCCCGGTCTGCGCGGACAAGCAGGGCTGGTAGTTCATCGGCGCGCAGCGTTCGCCCCAGCCTGGGCGTAACGAATGCTGCGCTAGAGCTCGACGGCCGGACCCCCGGGTATGGGGGTGCCGGTCGCCCAGGCCTGGCGCGGCGCGTCTCGTGGCTGGCCGTCCGCGTGGTGAATCAGCGTCGGCCCCTCGGCGTGGTCGGCCAGCGACGGCCAGGTGTAGCGCACCGGGATCCGGGCCCGGCGCGCCCACGCGCCCAACCGCTCATCGTACGGCCGGTACTTCCGTTCCGGGATCTGTTCGAGCATGCGCGCCGCGGCCGAGGACGGCAGCGCGACGGCGACGCCCCAGAGCAGCCAGCGTGAGGTGATCCAGGACGCGCCGGTAGCTTCGGCAACACCTACCGCCCGGGTGATGCGACTCTGCCACTCTGTAGGCCGCTCGGCGCCGAGGTAGAACGACACCAGGGTGTCGCGCTCATCGGCCACGCCGGTCAGTACACGCGTGGCCTGCTCGGCGAAGTCGTCCGGCACCACGGCGTCGTCTTCGAGCACGATGCACCACCGGTCACGGACCGCGTCCAGGTTCCACCGCGTAGCACGGGCATGCTGCCAGATCTGCGCGTCAGCTTCGAGCGCCCGCGCCCAGGCCCGGTCATGGTTGGCCAGCTCACCGTAGGTGCCGTCGTCCAGTGCCAGCCGGCCACCGACGCGGTCTGCGAGCTCACGTGCCTGCGCGGCGCGTCTGTGGTGGCCGCACACGGCGATACTCACCCGCGCGGGGTACCTTTCTACGTTCACTTGTGCCGCCACCAGGTGTGCGGCGCGGCCTGTTGCCGGGTCTGCTCGGCACGGAACAGCGTGCACACCTGCGGACCGGTACGGATCGACTCACTGAACCGCTCGTACGCGACGTAGTTCAGCACGGCCATGTCCCCGGTGCCGTGATTGTGCCGATCTTCGCGATAGAAGACCCGGGCATGCTGATCGGCGTATTCACGGATGATCTCGTGCAAGAACGTCATCACGGTTTCCCGGTCCCCGCCGATCAGCCCGGCGTTGAGAAGCTGCCGCCCGGCGTTCGCAGTCAGCCAGTCGGCGATGTGTGCGGCGCGGTGGTTGCGACGCATCCAATCATCGCCCACGGTGGTGGGTTCACAACCGAGGTAGAGCAGGCCCGGCACCATGTCCGGGAACGGACTGCGGAATAGCTCGACGTCCGTACCGTCCACACACCAGGCGTAGCGCACCTCGGGGTGGTCGCGCAGGTACTGCCAGGCGGACACGTGGCGCTGGAAGTACGGTTGGATTGCTTGTCGGTGCCGGACAAACTCCGTGACCTCGTCGTCCGTCTCGGTCAGTTCATCGTGCAGAACCACGAGCGGCTGCGCGCCCAGCGACGCACGCAGGGTGCCCAGACGATCGATATCCGGTTCCCACTTCACGCCGCGCTGAGGATCGGGCTGACTGGTGAACAGTGACGTGATCACCACGTCGCGCGCTTCGCGGTATTCGTGATATGCGGTCGATCGCGTGGCCAGCGTTCGTCGATATCGTGCATGGTTGGTCTTCACGGCGCGCTCGCGTGTCAAGCCGGGTACCGAGCGGTCGACGGTCTCGAACTCGTCCTCGCAACGTATGAGCTGCGCTGATTCGGCGACATCGGCAAACGGCCAGGTGGTCAGCCCGGCGTTGTGGATCCGGCGCGACCAGTCGACATGCTCATATCCCCATCGGCCGTAACCGGGGTCCATGCCACCGACGATGTCCAGTACCGACCTGTGGGCGTACAGCATCGCGCCGCGGGCGCCGGTATAGGCGACGTGCCGGCCATCGTCGAACATGATGTCAATGTCTTTCATCTTCCGACGTCCGGCGAGATCGTGAAAAATCCGCATCAGGTGCGGCTCCGACGAGTCCACATAGGGCAACCACCATCTGTCGATCAGTGGGTATGCGTCATCGTCGAAAAGGAAAATGTGCTCGCAGTCAGCGAGTAACTCGAGACACTTGTTCTTCGCGCGAGCGATACCGGCGTTGGTCTTGAACGTGAAGTCAGCCTCCGGTGTCGGTGATGTGCTGGCGTCGTCGACCACTACGAGCTTCGCGCCTGGCGGGAGGTACCGCTGCTGGGCAGCCAGCGATGTCACGAACACGTCTCGCCGGTTGTGCGTGGTGATGCCGATTCCGATGTGATGCGTCATGGTGTGTTTCCCCGATCCGACCCTTCCAAGAACACAGACTGTAGCCTGAGCCGGAGCGATCGACGGAAGGGAAGGATGCGGGGTGCAACACGACAACATGGCGACCGCGGTAGCGGCGACGCTCGGGGCGCTGGACGAGCACTCGACGTCTGCCGACGCTGCCACGCATCAGCTAGCGGTCAAGTACGCCCGAGAACTGGACGGCGCGGAATGGATCGGCCGTACCGCGGAGAAGATCATTCGCCTGGTCGAAGACGATCCGGAGACCGAGATCGACACGTTGCAGGCCGTCCAGGCGCTGCGGAACAAACTCTCCGCCCGGCAGACGCTGGCGGATCTCGGGCCCAAGCTGACGGCGCTGCTGGTAGAGCTCGGTGCCACGCCGAAAGCACGCGCGGCCATGGTGAAGGCCGCGGGGGGTGGTTCTAGTGTCCCGTCGACAAGCAAGCTCTCGGCGCTCCGGGCAGGCCGTCCGGCATAAACATGGCAAGATGCAGCCGCGCAAGCCGGCGCCGGGTGTGCAGCTGGACTTGACCGAGGACGACTATCGCGCGGTCGAGATGGCCCGGCGTATCCGGGCGGAGCTGCTCGCGCAGGAAGCGCAGCCGGGTAGTACCACGCTGGTCAGTGCCCGCGCCGCGGCAGCCGGTCGTCACGCCGGTCAGCAGGCAGGCAATATCGGCCGGACTGAACCTCGCCTGGCCACGCCACCGCTGCGCCCGCTCACCCGCGAGACCACTCGCGGATACGAGGTCATCGACTTTGCCCGTGATGTGCTCGGTGAGCCACTGCTGCCCTGGCAGGAGTGGCTCGTCATCCATGCCATGGAGCTGCTGCCGGACGGCACCTATCGGTTTCGGACTATCCTTGCCCTGGTCGCACGGCAGAACGGGAAGACCAGTCTCTCTCGCACGCTGGCCCTGTGGCGGCTCTACATCGACGGCGCGCGGCTCGTGCTCGGCGCCGCCCAGGATGTCTCGATCGCGCGCGAAGTACTCAACGCTGCGCACGACATGGCCATGGACGTGCCGGACCTCGCCGCCGAGGTCCTCACGCTGCGCAGGACCAACGGCGACGAGTTCCTGAAGCTGATCAATGGTGCCCGGTACAAGATCACCGCGAGCACGCGTGGCGCCGGCCGTGGTCTGTCCGTCGACCACCTCACAATGGACGAGATCCGCGAACAACGCGACTGGCTGGCCTGGTCGGCTCTGTCCAAGACGATCATGGCCCGGCTCATGGGGCAGATCTGGGCACTCTCGAATGCCGGCGATGAGGCCAGCGTGGTGCTCAACCACCTGCGCGCCGCCGCGGGCGTCCGGCAGGACTCCGGCGGTGTGTCGTACATGGGCGACGCTCGGGATGGCTCGATCGGCATCTTCGAATGGTCAGCAGTCGAAGGCTGCGAGATCGACGATGAGGACGCCTGGGCGCAGGCCAACCCCGCGATGGGGATTACGGTCAGCATTGCGGCCATCCGTTCGGCGCTCGGCACAGACCCGCCGGACGTGTTCCGCACCGAGGTTCTGTGTCAGAAGGTCGACACGCTGGACGGTGTGTTCAACCGGGACGCATGGAAGGCGTGCGCGGACTCCAGCGGCACCATGTCCGATCACCGCGAAGGTGTGGTGCTCTGTCTTGACGTCGCGCCGGACAACGATCACGTCGTGCTGTACGCCGCGGTCGAAGTTGCACCCGAGGTCTACCGCGTCGAGCCGATCAGTTCGTGGTCCTCAACCGAAGAGTGCCGCAAGGACCTGCGTGACGACATCAAAATGGTCGGTCCGCGTGCGTTCTGCTGGTTCAGCGATGGACCGGCGGTCGCTATGGCGGCGGATATCCGCAATCTGACCAGGCCGCCGGCCGGCGAGCGGCGGCCACTCCTGACCGAGGAGCAACTGATCGAGCTCACCGGGACTGAGACCGATGAAGCGTGTGCCGAGTTTGCCGAGTTGGTCGATTCACGTCGTCTGCTTCACTCGGATGACCCGCTCCTGAACGCGCACATCTCTGGGACGGTCAAGCTGTCTCGTGGCGACAAGTGGCGTTTTGCCCGGCGTGGCGGCGTCGGCCACGTCACGGCCAGCTACGCCGCCGCGGGTGCCGTCCATACTGTCCGTACGCTGCCACCGCTGACACGCGTCAAGGCCGCGATCAGCTAAGAAGGGACACACCACAATGGAGCTTCACGAACGCTATACCGATCGGCACCCCGGGACCGTTCAGGTACTGAAGGGATTCCGCATCGGGCACCTGCGGGAGGACCTGCGTGGGATCGTGGTCAGCTACGCGGATCTCGTCGAACAGCTGCTCGTCCGGCTGCCGGATGGTCCGGAGACCACCGTGGCGCTGCGCAAGCTGCTCGAATCGAAGGACTCGGCTGTGCGTGCGGCGGTCTATGCCGTCGAGGAGACCGGGTGAGCCGGCGCCAGTTGCTGGCCACGGTCTGCCAGTTGGTCGGGGCACCGGGTGCCGCGGTCGCCGTAGGCTTCCTGGCCGGTCTGTGGTGGGGCGTACTGCTCGGCATGACGCTGCTGTTCGTGTTCGGCGTGCTCGTCGAACTGGGGAAGGTGTAGGCCATGGGTCTGGGTAAGGCATTCCGTAAGCAGCCGGAGCAGGTGCACCATCGTGTCGCCGGTCTCGGCGGCTTCCAGGTGGTCATCGACGGCCGTCCGGTGATCACTCCGGCCACCACGTACTACGGCGGGATGTCCATCCCGGGCGCATGGCGCGCGGCGGTACTGCTATCTGATCTCCTGGGACGTGCGCCCTGGAACGCGTTCCGCATGGGTGCCGATGATGTCCTGGTCAAGATCAGGCCCACCCCGCCCGTGCTGGAGCAGCCATGCCCGCCGGACACCCGCATCGTGACCGTCACACAGCTGGCGCTCGATCTGATCTGGCATGGTAACGGTATCGCCGTGGTGGCCAGCCGGAATAGCAGCACGGGCACGCCGACGAGCTATCTGCCGGTAAGCGCGACGCAGGTCAGCGTGCGCCGGGCGAACATGACCGACTTTGCGCCGATCTCGTACGGGAACTACATCTACGATATCGGTGGCCGTCAGTTCGGTTCGCACGACATTCTGCATATCAAGGGCTCGTGCGCGCCCGGTGCGCTGCGCGGCATGGGCGTGCTGGAGCATCACCTTGCCACACTTCAGCTGGCACGTCAGCAGAAAGAGCAAGCCGCTGATATCGCACATCACGGCGTTCCGACTGGCGTGATCAATGTGACCGATCCCGACGCCACACCCGACGAGCTGAGGGATATCAAGGCAAGCTGGCTGGAGTCGCAGCGTGCCCGCACCATCGCCGTACTCAACACGGCGATGGAGTTCCAGCCGATCAGCTGGAATCCGGATGAGATGGAATTGGTCGAAGCACGTAAGTACACGGATATCGAGATTGCAAATATCTTCGGTGTCCCGGCCAGCTTTATCAACGCGGAAACGTCCAGTCGGGTCTACTCGAACATCGAGCAGGACGCACTCAACCTGCTTAAGTTCTCTCTCGGTGGCCATCTCGACCGGTTCGAGCAGGTCTATTCGCTGATGTTCCCACGCGGGACGCAGGTGAAAGCGAACCTGGACGCGATGCTCCGGGCCGACACGCTGGCGCGCTACCAGGCGCACCAGATCGGTATCACGGCCGGCTTCCTCGCGCCGAGTGAGGCTCGTCAGATCGAAGACCGGCAGGCCTTCACACCCACGCAGCAGGCCGAGATGGACGCACTCAAGCCGTCACCCCCCGCGGCGCCGTCACCCGGCCTGCCTGTCGCTGCCAAGGCACAGCGGCTCGATACACCCCGCCCGTCCGGCCACGTGGCCGGCGCCCTTCCGAGCGGACAGTGAAAGGGGTCCCCGTGACCAACATCGAATACCGCACGTTCACGCCGGAGCTCGAAGTCCGTTCGGACGGCGACGGCCGGACCGTGGAGGGTATCGCGGTGCCGTACGACCGCGAGCAGCGGATCAACGACAGTCTGACGGAAGTGTTCATCCGTGGAGCGTTCGATCATCAGCTTCGGGCTATTCACCGGGTCGAGTTCTTCCGCGACCACCAACCGCACGGTGGGGTGCGAATCGGACGGACCGTGGCCGCTCACGACGACGCAGCCGGGCTGTTCTGGCGGGGGCGAGTGGACAAGACCAGCGAAGGTGATGCCACCCTGGAGAAGGTCAAGGACGGCAGGCTGCGTGACCTCTCGATCGGATTCACCGCCCCCGAGTTCCCGCAGTACCGGCGGGAGTCCGGCGCCGTCGAGCGACGCAAGGCGAACCTGACCGAGGTGGCCGTGGTCCCCAAGGGTGCCTACGGCGCCGGAGCGGTCATCGCGCATGTCCGTGCCGCGGCCTGTATCGCCTGTGGCCATGTGGGCGAGATCAGCGCCGAACAGCGCGCCGCGGACACCGGTGATCGCAGCCGCATGGCGCAGGCCGATCAGCTCATGGCCATGGTGCCGTTGCTCGGCCTGCCGGAGCTGCGTGACGTGTCCGGCTTGCAGGTGGGCCGCGGCTCGAAGCTCTGGGCGTACTGGACGGGGCCGGAGGGTTTCGCACGCTACGCACACGCAACGCACCCCTGGACGACGCTACGCGATGCGCTGATCAAGGAAGGCGTGCCAGCCACGCAGGCGGGTGGACTGGCGACGAACATCATGATGGCCACCCCCGCCGGGCGGGCGTTGTTCAAGGCGCACCACGGCGGCGGGATGCACTGAGTGTCACGGTGGGGTGCTACTCTGCGTTCGAGACCGGCACCCCGCCGCGCGCATGATCGACACCCTGGCCGCAAGCCAGCACCCCGATCCGCCCGACGACACCCCGTGTGAGCAGGAGCAGACACCATTCGCCCCCGACACGGGAGGGATCATGAATAAGACCACGGTCGACGTCGCCGGCCAGGCCAGCGGCAATCCGTACCTCACGGCACGCCAGGAGCGCTACACCAAGCTGCTCGGCGAGACCCGCGAAGTCCAGTTGCGCGCGGCCAGGGAGCAGCGCGACTTGACGGACGAGGAACTGGCCACGATCAAGACCAGCGCGCAGACGCTGTCAGCCCTCGGTGATGAGATCACCGAGCTGAGCAGCCTCGAGACGCGCTCGGCCGCCGTTGCCAACCTCTCGGCCGCGCTCGGCACCATCGGGCAGGCTTCGGCGGACAGCGGCACCGACATCCCGACCGTCGACGCGAACGGCACGCAGACCCGCGCAGCCGCCGGCGACAAGGGCGAGAACCTGACCGGCAACACCACCACGCAGGATCGCGACCCGGGGCACTACCGCTCGGTCCGCGAGGGCGGCCAGCACTCGTTCTTCTCCGACATGGCGAAGGCGAAGGAGGAGGGCACGAGCTCGCCCTCCGGCGTCCGGCTCGCCGACTGGGGCAAGCACACCCGTGCGCTGTCCAACGCCAGCGCCGGCGTGGGCCTGGTCCCGCCCAAGTGGCTGACCGAGGAGTACGAGAAGATCCCGCGCCAGATTCGCGCGGTCGCCGAGAAGGTCCGGCGGATCGATCTCGGCGACGACCCGCGGCCGATGACCCTGCCCAAGCAGACCGCGGGTACGGACGCCGTGGTCGGCGAGCAGGCCGCGGAAAACGATCCTGTGACCGACACCGACGCGTACGACAGCGACGTCGAGACGGTCACCCCCAAGCCGACCAGCGGTGCGCAGAAGGTGTCGCGCCAGATGATCGACATGGACAATCCGGCGATCGACTCGCTGATCTACTCGGATCTGATGTCGGTGTACGACTACAAGGTTGAGCTCAAGGTGTGCGCAGCGATGATCGCAGCCGCGGGCGCACCGGTGGTCACGCTGCTCAACGAGGACGCGTTCCAGGACCAGATCGATGGCGCGATCGATGCTGTCATCGACACGTCGATTGAGGTCTGGGCGAATCAGTTCGCCCCGGCCGACTTGGTCTTCGGTGACATCCGGCGGTTCGGTAAGTTCCGGAAGCTGAAGGATCTTCAGGGGCGTCCGATCGTTCCGATGACCCGCTACTCGCTCCAGAACGCCGCGGGCCAGGTCATCACGCAGCAGAGCGCCGAGGTCGAAGGCCTGGACCTGCTCGGCACCGCGGGCGCCGGCACCGGTCTCACCTACCCACAGAAGGTGGTCGTTGCCCGGGCGGCGGACACGCTGTTCTTCGAATCGGCCGTGATGCGGTTCCGGTACGAGGAGCCGGATGGCCCCGAGACGATCAAGCTCGGTGTCTGGGGGTACACGGCGGTCCTGGTGCGCCAGGGTCACCGTAGTACCAAGTGCTTCCAGGTCACCGCCGCCGGTTCGGGTAGCTGATCATGCTGACGCAAGGGCGAGTGTGGCCGCCGGTCTTGACGGACCTCACGAACGACATGAGTGTCGATGACGATCTGGACGAGAGCATCCTTCAGCTCCGGCTCGATTCGGCCGTGTCCTTTGTGGAGGACGTCCGCAAAGACATCGATTGGTCGGGCGGCGATCAGACGCGCCTACCGACCGACCGGCTCTGGCTGGGCACGCTCGCCCTTGCGCGGCGGTGGTATCAGCGCCGCATGAGCCCGGACGGGCTGATCAGCATGGGCGAGATGGGCTCCGCTCGCGTGACGACATATGACCCCGACATCGATCGACAGCTCCGTATCGGACGGTTCCGTCAGGCGGCCAGCGCATGAGCATCAGCACCGCGCAAGCCGCCTGGGAGACACTCCGATCCGTCGTTGGCGCTGTCGATGGGTTGCGGAGCTATCTCGTCGGCGAGCCCGTAGAACGCCTTGGGGTACTGGTCAGCCCGCCGGCTTTGACATGGGAGCATTACCCGGCCATCGGTCAGCCGACCAACGCCGAGTTCAGTGTCTTTGTCGTCGGGCCGAATGACCAGGTGGGTACCGTGATCACGAAGTTGCTGTCCTTTGTGGACCCCGTGGTCTCGGCCATCGAACAGAACTATGAGGACGCCGTTGTGACGCAAGCCTTTCCGGGGATCTACAGTCAATTCAGTGCCACGGAGAGTCCTTGCTACACGATCACCGTGGAGGTCTCGCTATGACCACGCCAGTGCATCAGCGCAGGCTCAAGACCCTGTCACTGTCCATCGGTACGACCGAGTTTCAGTGCCAGCTCAAAAGCTGGACGCTGGACCCCGGCACGCAGGAGGGCGATCGTCAGTACACGTACTGTGACGACCCGTTGCAGGACAATAGCTTTGTCGAAGAGACGGACGATCAGCCGACGCTTGCGCTGACGTTTTTCTCCGACTGGCGATCCACCGGTATTTCGGACTACCTGTGGAGCAACCCGAATGTCACCGCGGCATTCGTACTCGACCACCACCCTGACATCGCGCTCGAACACGTGCGCTGGACGGGTAAGGTACTGCTCAAGCCGCCGGCTGTCGGTGGCGACGTGCGCACCACGGAAATCACGGAGATCACACTTCAGGTCCTCGGTACGGTCGGCGACGGCCTGGACTTCGAGCGGGTCTCTGGTAGCTGATCGTCATCTAGGAAGGGATTGACGCATCATGTTCGAAATCGAGATCACCCCCGAAGGCGGCGAGCCGTTCCCCATCACCGCGGACTCCCGGGATGTCATGTTGTGGGAAAAGACCAACGCGAAGTCGGGTGCGTCGATCGGGCGGCTGGCCAACGATCCGCGTATCACCGATCTGTACAAGATCGCGTGGTTCGCCTGCAAGCGTCTCGGTCTGCTCCGGGGTATCGAGCCTGAGGAATTCCAGACGGACTACGCGATCAAGGTCGACTTCGAGAACGCCGGTTGGGGTGAGGACGAAAACCCTACCCGGAAGACAGCTACATCCGGCGAATAGTCGAACTCGCTGTCTTCACGGGCACGATGCCGTCGTGGTGGTTCGCCGAGGATCCACAGACCATCCGGACCGCGATGGAGATCCAGGGACGTAAGATCCACGCAGAGACCGCGGCACGCGGTGGCGGAAGCGCCAGTCGTGCACCCGGGGCCGGCGGCCCGATCCAGTACAGCGGCTGACGGATCGGGAGGTACGGCGATGGCACTCACAGTTCATTCGCACCTTCAGGGCGCACGTGAGGCCATCGCCGTACTGAGTGTGCTTCCGAAGGATGCAGAGGTCCAGCTCAAGAACGCCAGTGAGCAGATCTCGAAGTACATCGCGCAGGTCGCTCGCGGCGACGCGGTTACCGGCGGCGGTCCGCAAGGAAGCTTGCTCGCCCCCACGGTCAGGGCCGTACGTGGCCGGACGCCCACGGTCCAGGTCGGTGGCTCGAAGCGTGTCGGTCGCCGGCGAGCTCCGGCGTATGGCGTGCTGTACGGCTCTGTGTTCGGCGCCAATGGCCGGTATGGCTGGTATGGGCGCCCACGGTACCGGCCGTCTGCCGGGCGGCAGTACCGGCCGCATGGCGGCCAGTCCGCGTATTGGTTCTTCCCACTGCTGGAGAGCCAGCGTCCGGCGATCAATCGGTGGTTCGATCGTGCTGCCGACAAGGTGGTCCGGGACTGGACGGAGGCAGCCTGATGGCGGGCAATGAGCGCACGCTGCGCATGAAGTTCGACGGGTCGGCCAAGGGCCTGGCACGCGCTGCCGCGGAGACCAAGAGCCTGATCAAGGAAGTCGAGCGCGCAGAGGCCGCGGCCTACGCCGAACAGGAGCGCCGGGATGCCGCGGCTGAGCGACGTCAGGCCATGCTCGATCGCGAACGTGCGAAGGCCCACGACGACTACATCCGGCAGCTACAGGCCGAAGAGGATGCCCTGGTACGCCGGGGCAAGCTCGAGAACGACGCGTACAAGGAAGACGCGCGTCGAGCCAAGGCGCACGAAGATGACCTGCTCCGGCAAGGCCGTCTCGAAGAGGCCGCGTACCAGGAAGACAGCCGGCGCACGAAAGCCGCCGCGGAGGCCATCCGGGCGCAGGGCCGTCTCGAAGAGGCCGCGTACCAGGAAGACATCCGGCGCACGAAGACCCGGCAACGGGAATACGAGACTGCGGTCAAGGCACGGGTCAAGGCCGAACGAGATGCTCAAAGCGAGATTGTCCGACTACGTAGGCAAGCTGATGAGGCCGAGAAAAAGCGGGATAAGGAAGAGGAGGATCGATCCAATAACCGCAGCAGGCTTTTCAAAAAGCTGCGTGATGATATCGGATCGATAGCTGGCACGTCGCTCAAGACATTCGCTGTCTGGGCGAACAACATCAGCACGGTCAGCACGCTGCTCACGGCACTGGTCGGCGTGCTTCACTTCGCGTCGCTGGCCTCCGGCGTGCTCGGTCTGATTCCCGGTGCGATTGCCGCGGGTGCGGCAGCCATGGTCACGCTCAAGCTCGGTGCCCAGGGGCTGACCAACGCGTTCAAGCCCACAGTTGATGTGCTGGACAAGATCAAGAAATCGGTCAGCGGTACCTTCGAGAAAGAACTGAAGGCACCAGTCCGGGACCTGAATAAGCTGCTACCGCAGACTACCGGCCACTTTCAGGGCATCGCGTCGGCAGTGTCCAGCGTGATCGGCAAGATTGTCAGCATGCTGAAGACCGGCGGCAACATGGGTGTTGTCAACGGCATCCTGGACAAGACCGGCTCCCTGATTCGAAAGCTCGGTGACTTCATCGCTCCGGTGATCCGGGGGTTCCTGGACATCGCTGATGTCGGTCTCGGCGTGCTCAATGACATGTCCACCGGAATCGGTGGTGTGGGGCAGAAGTTCGCCGACTGGATCCGGGGGCTGAAGAACAGCGGGGATCTGCGGGAGTGGATCACCAAGGGTATCGGTGCGTTCCGGGACTTCTTCGGTGTGATTAAGGATATCGGCGGGATTGTCGTCGACGTCTTCAGTCTCATCAAGGAAGGCGCGGGCACGGTGGCGCCCGTGCTCCAGCCTGCGATCGACGCGGTGAAAGCGTTTCTCAAGACGCCCGAGGGACAGCAGGCATTCCGCTCACTGGGTGAGACGCTGGCCAAAGTCGGCGACGCCGTGAATCGTGTTCTTGGTCCGGCGCTGAGGGTGATCGGCCCACTGATCGAGCCGGCAGGCGAGGCATTCGCCAACGTTGCCAGCACGCTGGCGGATATCCTCGGCCCCGCCATCGACGAGCTCGGTCCGTCGCTCAAGCCAGTAGTCACAGCCATCGGCATGTTCGTCGATGAGTTCGTGAAGTCGCTCGGTCCCGCCCTGCCCGGGATTGTCAGCCTGTTCAAGATATTCGGTGCGGGCCTGGTCCTGCTGACGCCCGTGTTCATCGGTTTGGCGGTGGCAACGAACTTCTGGGTGTCCGTACTGATTGCCGCCGGGCAGGCCCTGGTGGGCAACTTCAGCGGCGCTGCCGACACCATGAAGAACGCATGGGAAACCAGCATGGATTCCATGAAGACGGTCACCGACACCGACTGGTCGCGGATGGCGAACGACGTGCTGAACGGTACGACCACCACCGACAACGCTGTGAAGAACAGCGCGGGCCAACAGCATGCGAACTGGGGTAGCGCGCTCGGCGGTATGCAGTCCGATACGACTACGGCGTGGGGGGCGATGGGCTCGACGATGCAGACGCAGCTCGGGGCCATGCAGGGTCAATCACAGGCCGGGGGCGTGGCCATCCGTGGCAACCTCTCCGGTGCGCTGCGTGGCGCGGCCAGTGACGCCGCGGGGGCCGGCGGCGCCATGGCGGGATCGTGGGGCAGCGCGATCGGCAGCATGCAGAACGGCACGCGTGCGGGTATCGGCGACGTCAAGAACCAGACGGGCGGCCTGCCCAGCTGGATCAATGGCGAGTTCAGCGGTGTCTCACTGTTCGGCGCCGGGCGCTCGATCATGCAGTCGCTCGGCGACGGCCTGCGCGCGGCCTGGGGCGGGATCAAGTCACTGCTCGGTGGCTTCTCCGCCCAGATACCGCAGCAGAAGGGACCGCCCGCGAAGGACCGGCGACTCCTGCGACCCGCTGGCCGTCTCATCATGGCTGGACTCGGTAAGGGCCTGGCCGAGGGCTGGTCTGGCGTCAGGAGCGATCTCAGCGCCATGGGTGGCCAGCTCCCCGCGCTGATCCCCACGGGGGCGGGCACGGCCTTCACGGACATGCTCAACGCCGGGAACACGGCGACAGCGCCCACGGTCCCGGCGGCACCGGATGTCTACGTCACGGTGATGCTGGACGGCAAGCCGGTACAGGCGCTCGTCAAGGCCGAGGTGGCAGGGAACAACATCGCGGTCAGGCGCCTGGCCGGTAGCGGATCGGGGATATCCCAGTGACCATCACGGCAACGTATATGGGCGATCTGTCCCGGGTACGCGTGGCGATGTCCGCGGCGCCTGCGGGTACGGATAGCGCCCTGGTCGAACGGTCGACGGATGGCATCACGTGGACGACTGTGTCCGGCGGTGACGCTGTCACGATCACCGCAGGCACCGGATTTGTCGATGACTACTTCTTCGACGCCGGCGTGCTGAACACCTACCGCGCCAGCTACGTCAACTCAGCGCTACTGCCCACGGTGACCGGTGTTGGTGCGGCAGTCACAGGCAACAACGCTGCGCTCAACCCGCCACCTCCTGCGTCCGGCATGGCTGCCGGGGATCTCAAGGTGATTCTGGCGACCATCCGTAACTCGGGGGCGGGCAGCGTCGCTGGCGCCACGGGGGGCACCGGGGCGTGGGTAAAGATCTTCGAGTTCGGCAACATGGCGATGCTGGCGAAGCGCCATGTTGGTGGCGATCCCACGCCGAACGTCACGTTTGCAGGTGGCGTGGCCAACGCCGACACGATCGCGCAGATGATCAGCGTTCGGAATAGTAAGGACTCTGTCAGTGGCACGCCGGCAACACTGCTCAATGCGATAGCCGCACAGGACATTGCAACTGCGGGGTTCTTCCAGATCGGTGCGAGCCTGCTTCTGGAAGCTCTGTGGAAGCAGGACGACATGACGTCCACCACTACACCGACATTCGCGACAAAGGTTGCTGATACGAGCTCGACGGCAGGCGATGACGCGTCGATGTCCTGGTTCTATTACCAGGTTCCGCGGAGCAATGACGGACTTCCTTTCGGTGGCGCCACGGTACTCGTCACAGGCGGCGCCGCGGCGGTCTCGCGCTCCAGCTGGATACAGCTACCGGTAGTCGATAACATCGGGCAGGCGACGGCCACGGTTACGCCGACACTCACGAACGTGTGGCTGAAGAATATCGGACGGCCGTCGCTCAACACACCGCTGGTCATCACCAATATCAGCGATATCACCGAACCTGCCCGGATGGGTCTGCACCCGATCATCGGCCGGTCCCGGGAAGTCGCGACCACAGACGTTCGACTCGGCCAGCGCTTCACGCTGACGGTCATGGTAGCGAATAAGTCCGACGAGCTGGACCTGAAGAACAAGCTAGCCCTTGGCGGCCCGGTGTTCCTTCAGGGACCGAACAGTGACTGTGCCATTCCGACGATGTACGCCGTGATCGGTGACGTCGACCGCAAGCAGCCCAGCGGCTCTAAGAGGTCGATGCGCCGGTACATCGATCTTCCGCTGACCGAATGCGCGGCGCCAAGTTCTGCTGTGTTCTCGGCCACCTACACCTATGCAGACTTGGTGCTCGACTACGCCACCTACGCAGACATGATCGTGGCCAACCCGACGTATGCCAGTCTGATCGATAAGGTCAGCGATAACGAAGTGGTGGTGCCCTGAGATGCGCGGAGCCAGCACGAGCTTTCTGAAGGCAGTACGCGGATCGCACCAGGTGGCTGTTCGCGCGCGCATCGTTCCGCCGGGCCAGACCGGCACGCAGCCCACTGGCCTATTCCTTCCTACCGACAGCTCCGACCAGCCTGCCTCGACGTGGGGTACATTGCTGCCGGAGTCAGGCGACGTCACCACGGACATGACAGCTGATGTTCAGTCCACAATGGATCTGACGGCAACCTATCCGTGGCCGCAGGACTCCACGGAGCCAGGCACGCCGTACGGCCAGGAGATCTACGTAGAGCGCGGCCTGATCTACGGCAACGGTACCCGGGAGTTGGTCGGCCTGGGTTACTTCCGCATCGACAAGATCTCGCAGTCGGTCGTCCCTGACGGCCCGATCAAGATAACCGGCTCCGATCGAATGGCGCGTATCCGGGACGGCCGGAACATCGTGCCGGTCCAGTACCCTGGTTCCGCGTTCGTCGGCGATGTGCTGGACGCCGTGATCGGCGCCGTGGTACCGGGGTTTGTCAGTGTCTACGAGGCCAACTTCTACAACGGACTGACGGCCTACCAGACTCCCCTTGTCAGTGAGCACATTCTTGACCGCGATCGACTGGCATTCGTTCAGGACATTCTTCAGGCGTACGGCAAGTACGGGTACTTTGGATACGATGGTAAGTTCTATGTCAAGGCCATCCCGGATACATCCAAGCTGAAGTCGGTGTTCATACTGAACCACGGACGCAACGGCGTGCTGTCCACCATGAACCGAGAGCTGTCGCGTGAAGGTGTGTCCAATGTGTTCGTGGCACAGGGCCAGCCGATCGGCGAATCGGCACCGGTACAGGCGATCGTGACTGACAGCAATCCGCTGTCTCCGACCTACACCGGTACCTTTGGCTTCGTGCCCACCTTCCTGGAATCGGCGTTTCTGACCACGGCCGATCAGTGCGCCGTCGCTGCCGCGGGGATGTTCCTCCGGCAGCGTGGTCTCCCCTACAGCGTGGGACTCGGTACCGTCCCTAATCCGGCGCTCGAAGGCTACGACGTCGTCAACGTCACCTATGCCGATACGGCGGTTACCGAGACACACGTGATCGACCGCATTACCTACCCGCTGGACGTTGAGACCCCCATGTCCATCGACACCCGTAAACAGTTCCTGTGAGAGGAGGTAGCCACGATGGACGCTAGTGCGATTGCCATGGCGCAGATGCTTGCGCAGGCCATGGCAGGGCCGAGGGGTGCTTCCGACCTCACCATGATGACCGGGTCTGTGGTCTCCTGGGATGACTTCTCCGATCCGCCCACTAACCAGATCCTGGTCAATGGCGCCGTACTGAACAATCTGCGCGCGATGGGTGCCGGCGTCGGCACGTCTTACCAGTCCGGCGATACGGTACTGATCATGCGTCGTGCCACGCAGTATGTGATCATGGGCCGGATCTCGCAGGTGGGGGGCTCGCAGATGTCTCGCCCGGCATCGGATTACAAGGGCGGCGGCAACCTGTCCGGCGCGGTAGGGACGTGGCGGGACCTGGACGCAGGGGCCACCGTCTCGCCGTCTGTCACCGTGCGCGCTCCGGCCGGCGGCAACTGCATGATCTTCTACGGCTCGACGGTCAGCGGCAACAACTCGAACATCGAAATGGGTCCGCAGGTCTCGGGGGCGTCCACGATGGCGGCCGGGTCGCTTCCCGGCATGACCATCCAATCCGGACAGAACAACGTTGCCAACGGCGGGCCATCGTGGTTTCAGAACCCTTTCGGGCTCTACAACTTCAGAGATGGGTTCGGTACGTCAGGGTCCCGGTTCCGGTACGGCGTCAACACGTTCACCCTGAAGTTCAAGCTGACGCTGTACAACAACGGCGTATCGATACAGGCCAGTAGTCCCTTTATCTTCGCTTTCCCCTACTGAGAGGACCGGGTCAATGGGCACCACACCCGTATACGCATTCCGATACCCGGCCAGCTCGGTCAGCCCGAACGTCCCGGTCGATATGCAGAACCTGGCGCTCGATGTCGAAGCCAAGTTAGTCACGGTCGACTCGGCAATCTCCGCCGCGCAGGCATCCATCACGGCTGCCGGACTCAGCTCGGGCACGCCGCGCGGCAGGATGGCCAGCAGTACGCGATCGGGCGCGAGCGGTACGTTCACCGCGGAGACGATCCTGGACTCGTCGAGCATCTCCTGTGTGTCCGGGCGGCGGTACTCGTTCTCGATCAACGCGGCCATGGTCGGCGTGGGTGCCGGCAACGGCATCAGCTACACCATGCGTGTCCGGCACGCGTCGGGCGGCACCGTGACCACCGCGGGCACCCAGGACTCTGCCGTGACGTCCAGCATCGCCGTCACGGGCAACTTCGAGCCTCACCAGTACGTGTACGGCGAGTTCGTCGCGCCGTCCAGTGGCACGTTCACGGTCGGCTGGTCGGCTCAATCCGCCGGCGGCACGATCCGGTCCGATGGCGGCGTGTACTGGATCGTTCGAGACGAGGGTGTGTAGCCAGCATGGGACCCGCGGAGTGGATTGCCCTCGGCCTGGGGGTGGCCACAACCCTGGTGGCGGTCGTACCGTTCGCGCTGAGACGGTCGGACCGTCAGCGCGTGGAGATCGAGAAGTACCGGGTAGCGAATCAGCTGCTGCGTGATTCGAACTGGGATCTGAAGCTTCAGGTGCATACGCTGACCAATCGCCTGGACATGATCGCAGACCGGACGTTCTCGGCGCTACCCAGGACGCAGACGCTGCCCCCGGCTGAAGGGAGCTCGGGACCATGAAGAGGCTGCGCAGGTTGCTTCGGCGGCACTACGACACGGCAGAGCTGGACGCGCAGATAGCAGAGGCCCGGGCGGAGCAGGAGGAGGTACGTCAGCTACGGGCGAAGACGGACCGTATCGAACGCAGGCTCGCGGCGGATCGGTTCGGCCAGCAGATGGAAGCGGCATTTCGTGCACGCAGGGAGCGTCCAACATGAGCACTCTGGTATTGATCAGCCTGATTGAGCTGATCATCGGCACGGTGGCGGGCGTCTGGTTTGTGGTCCTGTACTCGATCCGGACGCCGTGGTGGCACGAGGAGCACCGAGCACACCTGTTCACGTTCTCAGCCAACACCGCCGCGTTCTACCTGCTCTATCTCGGCCGCACGGTCGCCGATCCATCCACGGGCCCCGGCGCCACGCCGAGTGTGTTCAACACGGTCCGGATGGTCCTCTTCACGATCATGACCGCGGCCATCGTCTGGCGACTGATACTGCTGATCCGGCGCCCGCGACGCGGGCAGGCCGTACACTCTGAATCGGCCGATTGAAGGGACTCGACCATGGCGATAGGCGCAGACATCTCACCCCGCTGGCAGGCCGGTTTCAGCTGGCCGCTGGTCGATCACTCCGACGATCCGGACCGCGGACTCCGCTTTGTCTGGATCAAGGTGTCCGATGGTGGCGCAGCGTACGACTGGGAGAAGAACAAGGCACGCCTGGTGGCAGGTGCTGCATCGCGCGGGATCCCGGCCGGCGGCTACGCGTACTGCCAGCCGGAGAGCATTGGTGGTACGCCGGAGCACCAGGCCCAAACGCTGGCCATGGAGTGCACCAGGCTGAACCTGCGCGGCGTCGCGCCCATGCTGGACCTGGAAGAGATGGGCACGGTGTCCAGGTACTTCGGCGAGCGCGCCGCGAAGCACCTGGCCTCGCTCGGTTGGCGACCGGCGGTCTACATGAACAGCTCATCGGCGAAGGCCATCCGTCCGGACCTGTGGGACGTGCCAGACCTGGTCATCGTGATCGCGCGCTACGGGAACACGCCGGAGGCACCGGGATCGGCCCAGTACCTCGGTCGCTACGATGTCCATCAATTCACGTCCGGCGGGATCCGCGGCGGCGACACGGTGGACCTGGACCGCTCGGTAGGCAACGACGTGCCGGGCGCCACGCCTGGCGGAGAAGGGAACGGCGATATGGACAGCAATCAGGATCAGCTTCTCCGTGAAGTGCACGTGGAGCTGACCGACGCCGCGGCGCCGATCTATCCGGGCGCCGGGCACATCTCGATTCGGGCGGCGCTGTCGAGTCTGTCCAAGACCACGGCCGAACTCATCGCGCTGGTACGCGCCGGCTCCGGCGTGACCGCCGCGGAGCTGTCCGCAGCACTCGTCACAGGGCTCACGCCTGTGGTGAGCGCTGCACTGGCCAACGTCCAGGCGGACGATCCGGAGCAGTTCGCCAAGGCCGTCACCGACCGCGTGGCCGAGCTGATGAAAGGCGCCGTCCAGTGAGCCCGGTTGAATGGGCCGAGGGCGACTCGCCGGAACCCATCCCCGCCGGCGGAGCCGCTCCGGGCTGGCAGGAGGATGTGTCGCCGTGGTACAAGCGGTACGCCAAGGCCCTGATGGCGTTCCTGGGCACGCTCACGCCCGCCGCGGTGTTCACAGTGCTCGAGGCCAATGGCGTCCACCTGGACGTGAAGTGGACCGGGCTCATCACGCTGGCGCTCGGCACGCTGGCCGTGCTCTGGGGGCCGAAGAACAGCCCGAAGATCCCTTAGGCTAATCCGGCCGAGACGGCGCCTGTCCCATGCTCCTGTGCGGTGCCGTCTCGGTCTGCTCTCACCATGTGGTGGTAATAGGCCAGTGAGTGCGTGGCCAGCCGTCGATACGTCGCCCGGGTGGCGTCGTCGACATCCCGCCATGTGCGCGTCGACCGGGCTCGTGGCTCCCTGGCCATGCATCGGAACAACTCGGCGGCCAGCTCGTCGACCTCCTCGCGGAACACCGGTCGCTCGAGCACAGGGCTCGCCACGTACGTGGACAGGATCCCTGCCTTGCGGGCCAGTCGGCCGGCTTCCTGCGTGGTCCGGACACCGAACTTGTAGCGGATGTTCTTCAGGTGGTGCCGGAGTGTATCCGGCGAGATGAACTGCGCCTGCGCGATCATCCGGTTCGAGTGACCGAGCGCGATCAGTGTTGTGATCTTCCACTCGTGCTCTGTCAGCCTGACGAGCCGTTGGTCAGTGTCCACCATCCCGGAGTCCCTTCGCTCATGGTGTGGTTCTAGCGGCGGGACGGCTGCGCATTCAGGATCCCGAAGCCCCTTCAGCTTGGCCGTCCCGCCTACCAGTCACCACCCATGTCAGGACGCGCTATCCCGACGCCGTCCGGATATTAGGCGTGGTGAGTGACTGGGTTCTAGTGGAGATCGACCGGTGAAGGCCACGGCTGCCGCTCCGGTCATGAACCCGAAACCGTCCGCGTATTTCCTGCGGTCGCCGGTCGACTCCCTGTGTGTCTGGTGGGGCTCGAACCCACAACCTTACGTCGCCATGACGCACGCTCTCGCCGTACTTCTCTTCGAGCTACAGACACTGCCCGTCGTCGGGGGAGGAGCGGACGGGCCCACAACCGGCCGTTCGAGGGATTGGCCGGAAGATCATCTATCAGATGTTCGCGAACGGATTCCCGGCGGGCTGCGCCGGGGCCGGCTGCTGGACGGGCTGAGTGGCAGCCTGTGCGGGCACAGCCGCCGCGAACGGGTTTCCGGCTGCCGGCTGGACAGGCGCGGCCGGGATCGGCTGCTGAGGCGTGTACTGCGGGGGTGCAGCTTGCTGCTGGACGGGTGCCTGGGGCGGAGCTGCCTGCTGTGCCGGCTGAAACGCTGCCGCATCGGCAGCCAAGGCGCTCTGTTCCGCGGGTACGATCTTGGCTGCGAACAGCTTGGCAGGCTGCGCGCCCGGTTTCTTGCTCGGCCGCTCGCCGATCCAGGCCGCGTACACGCCGACGCCCGGGCCGACCTTGATCTGAGACTCCCGGATGGCACCCATGATCGTCTTGTACAGCTCGGTGCCCTCCTCGGCCCAAAGCGAGCGGACGCCATTGTCGAACGCATTGGCCGGGTCCTTCTCGGTGGTCTGGAGCGTGAACACCCACACCATCACCGGATCGCCCTGTGCCTGGCCCGGCTTGATCGGCCAGAACTTGAGCTTGTTGTCCGGGTCCGTGGACTGCTGCTTGGCCACCGAGATCACGGTTCCGCCCTTGGCGACACCCTTAAAACCGGTGGGCTGACCGGCGCGCGGGTGGTTCTGGCCGAACAGCGTAGCGAAGCTGATCGCCGGCGCACCCTTCTTCGAGTCCTGATTGAGTTGGTCGAACGGGTCGGGTGTCGTCATTTTCTTACCTTTCGCCGTGGAACTTCGAAGCTATAGAACGGTTGTGGTGCGCAGGCAGCCCGGCACGGGTAAGTCGGGCTGCCTGCTTGCCTGTCAGCGTGTCAGTGGTTGCCATCGGATGTCAAGGCACGATCGTGGTCCGGGTGAGCGGACATCACGTCGGCCCAACGGATGCCGGTAGTCATCGAGCAATAGCAGTATCGGGGAGTGCCGTCGCCCTTGAGTTCGTGTTCGACGACGTCGTCGAAGATCTCGATCATTGCCCGGACGGTTCCCGGTCCGCGCAAGTAGTAGTCCGATGTGACGCCATCAACTACCAGGTGCGTGTGTCCGTCGTCCACCTCCGTCATCCGCGTACGCCCATTCGGGCCAGCTCCGCCTTGCGGGTGTCGCCCGCGGCATAGAGTTCGGCGCTCTGCCCGGCAGTGCCCGCCCGGTCCCACACGGCGCCGAGTTCGGCCAGTGACCCCGCGGCATGCATGGACGCCACGAAGTCCTCCGGCGGTGTCTCGGCGGCTGCGGGCATGCCCGTGGCGAATGGGTTGTGCACCGACGTACCGAGCTGGCCCGCCGCGGCCACGGGTACAGTGCCGTCACCTGCGGTGGCCGTGGTGAGAGGCTGCTCCGGCGGCGTGATCGGCTCGCTCGGCACACCCGCGCCGCCGATCTCCGATGCCTGCGCGACACCCTCTACCGCGGCGGACGTGGCGGCCTCGGTGGACGGGCCGTCCAGCTCGGGCAGGACGCCGGCGGCACGTGCGGCCAGCACGTCTGCGATCAGCTTCGCCTTGTACCGCTTCAGATCAGTGACACCGTGCTGACGAGCCACCTCCTGCATTTCGGCCTTGGACAGCGTGGACATGGCGGTCTCGTTGTCCCACAGTAGCTTGCGTCCGGCGGCCACCTGATCGACGTGAGCGACGAGTGACGGCGTGCCACTGTGGGCCGTCGCCTGCGCAGTACCGTCCGAGTTGAGCATGATGTTCGCCTGCTGCGCAGACGACCAGGCGGGGTGACCGCTGGGCGGTGGCTGGACGCCGGACGCGGGCAGGGCCAGCGCAGCCTCCGTGACCGCGTGGCCGTTGCTCACCGCCGTGATCGCGGCGTCACTGACCGGCGTATCCATGCTCGGGTTGGCCGCGCGCAGGTCATTGGCGAGACCGGCCAGCGGGATGTCCGCGGCGGCAGCAGTGTTCAGGCTGGCGAACGGGTCACCCATTTGGATCGTCGGATCCTGCTGCGGGTGGCCGGAGCCCGGCAGACCGGCGCCCGGCCGGACACCTGGGGCGTAGGGCTGTACCAACGTCTTGATCGAACGGAGCTCGCGCACCCGGACGGCTTCGAGTGCGGCCACCCACCCGATCCGGATGTCGACTTCGTAGATCTTGCAGAGCTTCTGTCCGACCGGCAGATGGAAGACGTATGCCTTGTCCTTCGATACGTTCGGCATGGGGTCGTACTTACCGGTCTCGAAGTTGTAGACGGCGTCTGCGTTGGCGTAGATGGCCAGCTGGATCGCGACGGCCAGGCCGCCGAACTCCATGGTCTTCTGCGTCTTCAGATCCGCGATTGCCAACGTGCCGTCCGGCATCATGATGATGCGATCGAACGTACCCGCGGAGTTCACGCCGGAGTTGTAGATTGTCCGTTCGAGCATGCTCGGGAACTCGCGGAAGCCGTACTCGGTCAGCTTCTCCCGGTAGGCCATCAGGTCGCCGTGGTACTCGGCGGGGATGGTCGCCAGTGCGGCGTCCCCCTCGGTCACCATGCGCTCGGTGAACGCGTGCAGAGCTGTGCCGTAGCTGGCGCCGCCGCCGGACTGGACAGTGTCCTTCGCCCGCTCGACGACATCGTTCAGTAGATTCTTGCCGTCCGGTGTGGACGGGTCCGGGCAGGAGTCCACCAGGGCCAGCAGATCACGCCGGCGAGAGAGACCGAAGACGGCCTGCCGCTGCGCCCAGAGCGACAGGTGGTAGCCATCGTCCAGGGCCTTCGCGATCGTGGTTGCCCGGGTGCGTCCGGACACCTTGCCACCGCGCAGGTCGGGCAGGAGGTACCGGCCGTACTGGTCGCGCGGCGGCTCGTTCTTGTTCGCGGCGCCGGGATCGGCGTTCAGGTCGGCGAAGAGTGCGGCCTGCTGTTCGTCCACTGTGGTCACTTGTTTTTCTTCTCTTCCTTCTGGGGCTTGGACGGGGACTGCGTCGGCTTGGGCTTCGAGCACTTGCCAGGGTGCACCGATCCGCCACAACTGGCGCAGGTGATACGTGCGGTCACTGCTGCTTCCCTCCCGCCGCGATCCGGTCGATGGCCTCACGGACCAGATCGGCGTGCGTGTCGACGTCGTGATTCCGATAGGCTGCCCAGATCTCGTTACGCAGTGTCTTGGGCAGCCTGAACCAGGATGGTTTGCAGGACAGCATGGTCGACGAGATCACGCTACCGCAGCCACACGGGCAGTCGTGGCCGCTCATGACTTCTCACTGTTCTTTGGGGATACAGGCGAACCGTATCGGTCCACTTCGACTTCAGCCGATCCGAGCAATACGCCGATGTTGATGCGCGGTCCGTCCGGCATCTCCACGGTGGCCGTCTGCCAATCAGTCCCCCGGAAACGGATGTGGCAGTCCGTTCCCAGCTGGCCTTCGAGTATGGCCATCGCGTCGCGTAGCTCGGTCAGCGTGCACCCATGTCCATTGCCCACGTAGACTTCCAGATGCCGTACCGTCTTCATTCGTCCCCCTCAACGGTCAGGCCGACGATGGCCGAGATGTGCCCGGATCCGGTGCTGTGCACGGTAATCTCCGCATCGGCACTCAGGTCTGCTTCGATCGTGTCGAGCGCAGTGCGCAGGTCATTCACGCTCGGGCTGCTATTTCCGAACACGATCTTGCTGTAGCGTTCGCGTTTCACTTCGGCACCGCCGATTGCAGGATCTCCGCGAGCCGCCGGAGTGTCGTGGCCGTGATACCGAGATGGCGCAGTGACGACGTGGTGACCGTCTCGTCTTCGATCAGATCCAGCACATTGGCCAGTGTGTGCAGATCCGGCGCCGGTTTATGCGCGCGACTATCCGACTTGATGGTGTCAAAGAATGCCGCGTAGTGGCTGCCGTACCTGCCGCTGTTCGGCACGTCCCTCGCCGTGATCGGCTGGCCCTTGCGAAGTTTGAGCTTCAGTTCCGGGAGTACCGCGGTCCAGGCTGCCGCATGTTGGTCATTCCACTCACTGACCGCCTTCAGGTAGGCCAGTTCCCGTTCCGATTCCCGTGCATTGTGCAATGCCTCGTCGTCTTTCATGGCCTGCGTGACCGCGGCTCGCAGTCTTGCCGTCCTGAATTCCACTATGCGCCGATCCCTTCCAGTGAGTTCGCTCGCGCGAACCTGGCCAGTTGACGACTGGCCAGCTTGATAGTGATCTTGTCCGAGAGACTGTCCTTCGACTCTCCGTCTGCGGAGATACCGAGCTTTGCGGCGTAGCCGATCTGTGCGTCACTCGGCGCCCGCCTGCCCTTGCGCCATGACGCCGTCGAGCTGGCCACCGTGGGATCCTCGCGGATCGCGTAGTCGGCACCCTCAGTGATGGCCTCTTCAGCGTCCAGGCCTTCGGCCAGCCACTGGCCGCGCTGCTGGTACTTCTCCATGAACCCGACACTCCACGCGCCGTCCTGCTCATGCAGGAAGATGAATCCGGTGGACATGCCCACGAACAGCACGCCGCCGGCGGTGGTCAGCCAGCGCGCCCCGGTACCGGCGAACAAGTCCACCTGCTCGAATCCGACCGGTCCGCGGTACTCCGGCGCATCGCTGGGTCCGCGCTCCTCGGGTTCTTCCTCATCCCCGGTGTCGTTCCAGGCCGTCTTCTCCTCGGTTTCGTTCAGCTCGATCACGGCATGCAGGCTGTGTCGCCGGGTCGCGCCCGCGGCGTCCAGGATGACCGCATCCGATTTGTCCGGCCACGGACGCAGCGTCCGGCCGATCTGCTGGACGAACAGGCCCTGATGCAGCGTGGGGCGCACGAGGATACCGACAGACGTCCAGGGCGCGTCCCACCCCTCTGCGAGCGCTGTACAGGTCGCCAGGCACTGCGTCTCGCCCTTGCGCTGCCGGGCGTAGATCTCGGCACGCTGCGGGCGACTGGTCTCGCCGAACACACCTTCGGTACGGATCCCGGCGCTCGTCAGACCCTCGGCGAAGTAGCGGGCGCTGTCCACCGTGGGCGCGAACAGCACGCCGATCCGGCCGGACGCGAAGGTCTGGTACGCCTCAATGATCGCGTCACGCGCAGTGTCGGTGGCCAGCTTGACGTCCATGTCGCCGGCGTCGTAGTCGCCACCCTTGACCTTCAGGTTGTCGAAGTCGACACCGGTTGTGACTGCATGCGCGACCGGCGGGACGAGGTAGCCGCGTTCGATGAACCACTTGATTCCCTTGGTATAGACCACGTCTTCCCAGACGTCCGCGAGTCCGCGCCGGTCCGCGCGGCTGAACGTGGCCGTGAAGCCGCCGAGTCGCGGTCCGTCTGCCTGCCAGCACCCCACGGCCTTCAGCACGCGCACCCACGAATCCGACACGGACAGATGGATCTCGTCGGCGAGCACGAGCCCGAACCGGCCACGCGAGATCAGCTGATCGAGCCGGCGGGCGCGGGCCAGTGTCTGGATCGACGCGATGACCACGCGCGCCAGTGTGTCGTTGCGCTCGGCCTTGACCACACCGATGTTGATGGATGGCTCCAGCTTGCGCAGCTTCGCTGCCGTCTGATCGATCAGCTCGTCACGGTGCACCAGGATCAGCACACGCTCTCCGGCATTCGCCCGCTCGACGGCCAGGTGCGCCATGATCACGGTTTTACCGGACCCGGTGGGCAGCACAACGGCGAGACGTCGACCACCGGTCAGCCAGCCGTTCCAGAGCGCCGCGGCGGCCTCACGCTGGTAGTCGCGCATGGGCAGATTGCTCACCGGTCAGCCCGCCTGGATCAGGGCGATGTCCGGGAAGTCGGGGTTATCGGTAACGACACTGGTGATACTGGCGATATCGTGACCCCGACAACAGCACCCATCCGTCTGTACTTCCAGGTTGCCGTCCAGTTCGGACAGTCGAGCAATCAATTCGGCGACGGTCATCGGGGATCCTTTTCCACGGGCGGTGCCTCCTGCGGGCTGACGTAGTGACGGCACGACGGGAGGTGAACGCCGCCATGGCCCCCGCAGACTCCGCAGACGTTCGAGCTCGTCTCGCTCATCGGGCGTCCGCGATAGCGCCGATCACTGTTCTGGTCGTTGGATACGCCGCGTGCCACGGGCCCCGGGTCCTTCCGTGAAGTAGTGACGGATTGTGTCGATTTCCTCGTCAGTGGCGCGATGTACTGCGCGGCATGCTTCGAGGTAACGCAGTTGGTTCAGTGTGTCTGACGTGGTATTCCGGCCGTTCTGCCGGGTACTGGGGGCAATGATGATGCGATACACTCGGTCATTGAGTCCGCGCAGTGCCTCGCCTCTCGTGACCAGGTCGACGGCATGCCGGGGGAGACGCAGGTTACGACGTACCTCGTCCTCGGCATCGCGGATGTTGTTCGTGACGATCAACAATGGTCGAATCTCACTCGAGGTTTTCACGCGGACACTTCCTTCCTGCTCCGCTGGGCGGCCTCACGGTCGCGCAGCTCGATGACCTCGTGGCCATAGCCAGCCAGCGCGACGATCATCATCGATCCGATGACGAGCGCGCCGGCGGCCCGGGCGCCGGGCAGTGCGTAGGCGGTGGTCAGGAAGACCACCAGGGCCAGCGTCACGACGATGCGTGCGGTCATACGGGCTCTCCGTTCGGCGTCTTCCATGTGCCATACCTTAGCAGAGGATGTCAACGGATGCCAGAGGTTTACCAGTCACCAACGCAGAGCCTGCCAAACCGGCGATAGCCGAGGACAAGCAGCACCGCGGTGGCGACTAGCAGCGAGACGACGAATGCAGGCGCGACCATCAAGCCAGACGCCGCGCAACGCCGAAGCGGTACCAGCGGGCCACGGTGATCAATCCTGCCGATCGGTGACCACCACTGGACGGGGTCGACGCTATCGGCCCATCGCCAGCCGGCTGGCGGGCGCACGGCGGTCAGGATCGGTTCGAGCACTGCGTGACGCTTGACCTCGGCGAATGAAGCCAGCCAAGCCTTCCTGAAGTCACCCACCTGCTGCGTTGTCAAGCGGTCCGGGAGATCGATCATAGCCACCCGTTGCGGATAGGCGCCCAGTTCGGCATGCGCCCGGGTGACATGCTCCAGTGTGCCGATGCCGCATGTGTGCTCGTACACCATGCGCGCGGTGACGTCCGGCGGCGGGCAGGCGACTGCACCGGACATCAGCTGGCGCCGGTACCAGTCGAACCACTCGGCGCCCCGTCGATGCTCGTCCGCGGTCAGCACGTCTGCCGCCTGGCCTGCCACGCCACGATGGCGCGCTGGGCGTCCATACCGCTGTCCTCGGTGGGCAGCAGAACGTAGGCACGGTCACCGCGCGCTCGAGGGATCCAGCGCTGACGATGCGGACCGATCCGGACGCCCCTCGTGCCCGTCAGACGTGCCACGCCGATCGCATCGCCGTCCGCGTAAAACTCCCACGTCCGCCTGTCGATCCGCCTGCGTGTCACCTTTTTGTCCACTTCCTGTCAGCTCCCCTCGGTGTGCCCCGGTCGACCCGCGCCGTGTGCGGGAGGTACCGGCGGTGAGGGCGTCTCCTCGGTCACCTTGTCGTGACGACCACCCATGCCGCCGTGGTACTTGCCCGTGTGTTGCGCCTTCTCGGTCGCGGCGTCGCCGACCGTCTTCCCGGATACCTTGCGGTGATCCACGCCGGCGCCCAGACCGACCGGCTTTCCCCGTGTGGCCTTGATCTCGCGGCCGTGACTGCCCTCTTTCTTCTTTGTCATGGGAGACACGGTGCCATATGACGCCAATACTTGTCAACGGATGCCATACCAAGCTATGGTCGTCCCATGAGCGAGCCGATCCGGGACAACACCCCGCGGGACCTGATCCCGCTTATCGAAGCAATCGAGAAGGCGGGGGTTCACGTGCGCACCGTGTACCGCTGGCGTGACCGCGGTGACCTGCACACCTACCTGCGTCGCATCGAGTCTGCCCGCGGCATGCGCAACGTCACCCACGTCAGCCAGGCGGAGTTCGATGCACTGCTGGCCGAGTTGAACGAGGTACGGCCTGCCGCCACCTCAGAGGGAAGCTGACCATGAACCTCGTACTGATCGCGCTGGCCATCTGGTCCGCGCTGATGTCCACGGTGATCGCCATCGTGGTGCTCGTCCAGGCCGTCAAGCGTCGCCGAAAGCCGCTGATCGATGTCGACTGGCTGCGCTCTCTCGGCCTGCCCAAGATCGCGCCCTGGCAGCGTGAGGTATTCCGGAGCTTTGCCCGTCAGGGGGTGTCACCGACCGGTCGCCGTGGTCACAGTGCCGAACCGATCACCATGGATGAGACGTACGAATTCGATCATTACCAGATGTCCAAGTCACGAGAACCGAAGCACGCGAACACGGATACCGAGGTCACTCTGACGATCCCGCGGATGCCTGGCACGCATCCGCTGATCAAGGATCAGCAGATCGGCCGGACGCTACGCCCGGCGGGCATGGATCCGCTGACGCACGCGGTTCGCTCGGGGGTCGATGTCACGAACATCATGCCCAGCGCCGGCGAGCTGGCGGCCACCGTGCGCGCCGAGTACGAGCGCCAGCCGGCGACGCCGCCGAGAGGATTGACGATTCGGTCGGGAAGCTTCTGGCCGGATCAGGCTGCCACGGAAGCAGAGCTCACCGAGGTGAGTGGGCAGCTGGCTGACGGTACCCGCTACCGTGGACTCGCCGACATGGTCAACCCCACCGCGGCGGACCCCGATCCGTACGACGTCGCCGAGGATGAGCACGGCGACTTCTCGTGACCACCACGCCGGAGATCGACCGATTCGACGTGTCCGATGCACTGCCCAGCCGACCGATCGCCATGCGGTCGCGCCGGGTCGCTCGTCTTGGCCACCGTGAAGAATACGAGTGGTTCGCCGTTGTGTTCGCGCACCCGGAGTCGCGGACGATCGACATGCGTTACCGCACCGATGATCTGGACCTGGCGATGTACCTGGTCTTTCGGTACATGCCGGAAAGCGGCCTCATGGAGCTGTCCATTGTGGACCAGCACAACGTGCGGCACGTGGTCAAGCCAGTGCCCTGGAAAGGACCGACGCCGTGATCAAGATTCTGTGTCACATTAAGACGCCAACGGGTCCGATCACCGACGAGTACGAACTTAGTGCCGCCGAGGAGATCGAGTGGCGCGCCATGACGCCGAGTCAACGTGATGACTTGGTAAGTGAGCTGGCCTACACCATGTTTATCAACTCGTGCAGCTACGGCCATGAGGTGGTCGAGTCGTGATCCATATCGGTGATGCACGCAATGTTCCACTACCGGATGGCAGCGTGAATCTCGTCGTGACGAGTCCGCCATACTTCGGCCTCCGGACCTATGGCCTGCTCGGTGAGATCGGCAGCGAGAGCACGCCGGCGGAGTACGTCAAGGCCATGGTTGAGGTCCTGGACGAGATGCGACGTCTACTTGTCGCCGATGGTTCGGTGTTTCTGGTCATCGGCGACAAGTACGCGCGTACTGGTGGCGTCGACCGCAAGGTTCGCGGGGAGGGTGACGACCCCGGGGGGCGGGCGCACGGGCGTCCTGTTCAGCGCGGCGTACCCGGAGTCAGGGACGGATCGCTGGTCGGTCTGCCGTTCCGTGTCGCGCTGGCCGCGATTGACGCTGGCTGGGTGTGGCGGCAGGAGATCGTGTGGCGTAAGCCTAATCCCCTCCCGGAGTCGGTGCGCAGCCGCTGTCAGCGTGCGCATGAGACCATCCTTCACTTGTCACTGACCAATAAGCCGTACGCACGAAAGGTCACACGCGGCGGAGAGCTCGGTCATGATGTGTGGGACTTCGGGGTGTCCGGATACCGGGATCCGAAAGGACGTAAGCATCCGGCCGTGTTTCCCGAACCACTTGCTGGACGCATCATCACCGACTACTGCCCGACTGATGGTCATGTCCCGGACCCGTTTGCCGGCAGTGGCACCGCGCTTGCCGTAGCCAGTCTGTTAGGGCGTCGCTGGAGTGGCGTGGAGCTGAATCCTGAGTACGCCGCTATCGCGGCTGACCGCGTGTATGGAGGTACTTCGTGATCACCGCTATCTTCATGAGCCCTGACTGTGCGCATCTCGCGATCGAGTGGGACAACGGCGACGGGGGTCTGTACATGCTGGACGGCAATCACCTGACCGTGGAGGAGATCCAGGTTGTCGAGCAGGACTGGACCCGGGTAGGCCCGAAGTGACCGCGTACAAGGAAACCATCGAGCTGTTCGGCGGTCCGGCCGATGGCGAGCGGGTCTCCGTGTCGACTGGCGACGGCACGGTGCGGAAGCCGTGGTACGACGGATCGAAGTACCTCACCTCGCGCACCGTGCCGTATCACAGGCTCGAAGACGAGGAACTGTTCGCGGTGTGGTGCCGCCGGGCGAAGGACGGCACTCGCCGCTATATGGTCGAGAAGGGACGGTCGGCGTGATCGGCACGCAGCTATTGATCCTCGGCGCCATGCTGGTCGCGCTGGCCGGTCTGCTCGGTTACGGCGCCGCCCGCCTGGACTCCACTCCATGCGCGGTTGCCGGGCTGATCGGGATGTCCGGTGGGCTGGTGCTGATGGTGTTCTCTGCCTTCGCCACGGTGCCCGGCGCGTGAGCACCGCACTGGCCGTGGTCCCGGACGCGCTGCCGGCGTGCCTGGCGCCGAAGACAGGTACCGAGGTCATCCCGGGCATGGAGTCCTGGTGGCTCGATACCGGGTGTGTGGCCGACCGTGGCGCGGAGCTGATCGTGGTGCGCGACGGCGCCGGGCTCGAAGCACTGTCTGCCTGGGTGGCGGCGCGCACCACGGAGCCGCTCGGGATGGACAGTGAGACCAACGCCGAGGACGCCTGGGACGCCGCGTTCCGGCTGCGCACCGTTCAGATTGCGGATCCGTCGACGACGTGGGTGGTGGTGGTCGAAGATCTGGACCGCGCAGGCCTGGCGCTGCTCTCCCAGACCATCCGTGAGCATCCGCTATGGATCGGTCACTACGCCCGGTCAGAGATCAATTACATCGGCCGCGGGCTGCCCGACTTCGCCTGGCGCTTTGGCGACATCGATCCACACATCGCCGATACACAGCCGCTGCTTGGCTACTACGACCCGCGGACCGTCATGCCGGAGACCAAGGAAGGCATCGACCCGCGGATACCGCACAAGCGCGGTCTGAAGGAAACCACCGAGCGCGAGCTGTCACCGGTGCTGGCCTGGATCGAAAAGCTGATGCATGCACGCTGGAAGGAGCTCGCGCCGGTCGGCCACCGGACACCGAAGAAAGCGATTGCATGGGGCTTCGCGAACATCAGCAGTCACGATCCGGTATACCTGGCTTACGCCGGTCTCGACCCGCTGATGACCATCCGCCTGTGGCACAAGATGCTGCCGGTCGTCACCGCGCACGGACAGGGCCCCGTGCTCAAGGCGGACCTACGCACGCAATGGGATGCCGATCAATCGATGTTCCGCGGCCTACCCGTGGACGGGCCCTACGCGGTCTGGCTCGAAGGCCAGCTCGCCGACGTGGTCACGTTCAATGCGTCCTACCTCGGCGGCTACGCGATCAAGCAGTCGGGCATGGGTCCGGCGGTCGGGGCCGCGTTCGAGCGGATGGGGCTGACCAGTCCAAAGAGGACAAAGCCAACGGACAGCAATCCGGACGGCAATGCGTCGTGGGATAAGGAAGTCATCGCCGGGCTCGTTGACCACGAGAACCCGCAGGTGTCCGCGCTCGCCCTGGCCTTGCAGACCGTCCGTAAGGCGGCCAAGTTCATTGCCGCGTACTGCAACCCCATGCTGGCCGCGCTGACGCGTGACGGCCGGGTGCACGCCGACCTGCGTGTGTTCGGCACGGTCACCGGTCGCATGGCTGGCCGGGACCCGGCGCTCCAGAACCTTCCGAAGAAGGACACCCGGGTGCGTGCGGCCTACACAGCGCTGCCCGGCCATGTGCTCGTCTCGTGCGACTTCAGCCAGGGCGAGCCGCGGACCATGGCCGGTCTGTCCGGAGACCGCGAGCTGCTGCGTGTGCTGCTCGAAGGCGACCTGAACAGCACGGTGGCCGCGGCCACCTTCGGGGACGGCTTCCTGCCCGGAGACGGCAAGACAGCGGGCACCACGAGCTACCTGCTCCGGCAGAAGGCCAAAGCGGCGTTCCTGGCCTGGTGCTACGGCGCCGGTATCGGCCGGATCGCGTCCACGCTCGGCGTGAGCACGGCGAAGGCGGCCGAGACGCTGAACAGCTGGCGTCGCTTGTTCCCGGTGCTCTCGGCCTACGCGGATACACTGAACGCGCAGGCCGTGGTGACCTTGGAGTCCGGCCGTCAGTGCCCGCTCTGGGACCGGTACACGGTCGGCGACTCCGGCCAGCTGCTGGTGAGGCCGCGGGCCAGCCGGAAGGGCCTGAACTACGTCACGCAGGGCAGTCAGCGTGATCTACTCGTGCTGGCCTGGCGTCGGCTCGTCGAGTGGGGATGGGGCTCGTTCCTGTACATGATG